AGTATCCTGAGTAATAGTTTCTACAAGATGTAAGTCACCAGCAGTGGTATAAGTTCCAGCGTCATCTAAGAAAAAACAACGAACCTTTTGATGCTCAACAGAAATTACATATGATTCATTATCATCAAACTCAAACTTAAATAAGTGAGATTGCTCTGGATAAGTTCCATTATAAGTTATGCTATAGTTATAATGATTCTTTAAGCCATGACGCTTTTTCAAAGCACCCTCAGCCGTAACAATCATATTCTCTACGCGCTGTGCAGAAGAAACATACACAGCAGAATCCGTTCTCATTATCAAAGAATCGCTGATTTCGCCAAACTGAAAGCTATTCTGTGGTACTCTAACTTTCTGCATTAGCTACGCCTTTGACTTATAAACCTCGAAGTGTTTAGCTTTTTAGTTGTTTGCTGCTGTGAATCAAGCCTACGCGCTCTCATTAAGAACTGCTCACCCTTTTGCTCCATTAAAGAAGCTAACTGAGCATCCCTAGCGACTGAGATGGAAAGCATAGCAGCTACTTGAAACTCTACAGCCATTGTAAAGTAAGGAGGCCAGTAAGCCTCATCTGCTCTAAATATATAATCAGCTACAAGAACCTCAGTCTCGTTAGCATCGCAATAAACCTTATCGCCATAAGTATTATAGATAATAGGTTCATCGTTTATTGTTACAGCACTTAGCATAATAAGATCAGACGGAAGCTGGTAAGCTGCATCGTATCGACCCGTTGGTGCCGCTACAAGTCTACTAATCTGCTGTTGATTAGTAGCAAAGCGCCATCTTGAGTTAGTTAGCGCAGCGCGAGCAATATCCTCATATACAGCGTCAACCACATCAGCTTCAGCCGTTCCCTCATCAAACGATTGAATAGGCGAGCCACCCATTAGTATAGAAGCGCGGGAGCATATTTTAATTGCTGTATTTGCTGGCATAAGAAGTTAGGGGGCTTTCGCCCCCCTCCTATTAGTTGTTGTCGAGAACTTCAAACACACCGTCATCATCAATAACCACAGAACCCATAGACATCATTGATGTCGCAAGGTGCGCTACCTTCTGCGGTACATAGTTGACTTCGGTTTGAACATCAGAGTTAATGCCAATGCCCACAGCGCGAGCGTGGTAAGCAAAGTTTTTGCCGCCAGCTACCGCTGAAGTTGAAAAGATCTTGAATCCCAAGAACTCTTTCATTGTCATGCCACCAGCAAACGGAAGGTTTTGTGGCCCAACGTAGTCTGATGAAGCAAACTCATTGATGTTAAACAAGTCAGCAAATCCAGCAGGAGACATAGCTAAGTAGCGCTGTCCGTCTTCCGGAACATCTTCTGCACCAAATGTTTGAAACAAAGTCAGAAGATCTGCTTTTTCAATCGCTGAAGATGTATCGTGGATTTGAGTTGAGTTAGCACCAGCATCCATAGCTGCTACAATCAAAGCATCAGTTTGGCGACCCAAAGCAGCAGCAGCAGATTGCGCTACAGCTTGACGCTCGTTGATGTTGATTTTCAATTCATCCAGCTTGTCGATATACTCAGCTGCATAGTAATCAGCCATAGTCGCTTCGACATTGGTGTGCGCTAGTTCCATTGTGGAAACATCGCCATTGCGTGTTTTAGTTGATGCAGTGCCTTTTCCAATTACTTGGAAACGTGCAGTTGAACCAGTCACATTGGTTGAGCGTACTGTGTTGCGGAGTTTAGAACCCATACGCTGATATGCCATGTGAACTTCTGATTCAAACTGTTTGATAAAGGCTTGGTCAATAGTATTAGCCATTTTACAGTCCTATTTTGAAGTTACAGTTGCCAACGGGTATCCACTCTTTCACTTCGGCAAGGGTATCCTTTCGGGCCTTTCAGTGCGTTATGGGCCGTAATTCCCCATCGTAAACACTTTTTTCATTTGGATTGCAACGCACAAAATCAACGTACTTATGTGGAGGAGAGCTAGTTACACCCACGGGCTCAAAGCCTAACCATACTGCCCAGTCTACCATAAACTCATAATCAGCAAGTATAGTCATAGTCATCTGCGGTTGAGTTTTGTCCAGATAATTAACAAGCATCTTAGAGCCGCGAGCTATAGTTGTGAAGTTTTCTTTTACCTTGTCAGAAAACATAAAAAACATCTGAGGATAATCTTGATCTTCAGCATACCAAAGACCGCCTACCGCAGTAAATATCTCACCCTCTTTACGAACTAGGTAGCATTCAGAACATTCATACATTTCTGTAATGGCTTGCTTAATATCCAAGTGACCAAGGATTTTAAGCTCTCTTATGTTTTCCTGACTCAGATTGGCAGCAACCTCATCAATATGGTCAGAAGTAAAAGGGGTTAAGTAAAACTTACCCCTCTTGAGAATCTTAACCTCCATAAAGACGCTTAAAGCCTTCTTCTACCTGTTTAACATAAGCAGTGTCATTCTTATCCCAGTATCTAGGATCTTGCATCATTTGGTCTAATTCAGCTTGAGTTGTCTGACCTGTTGGCTGAGTACCGTCAGAAAACGAACCATCCTTAGTTGCTTCCATGATTGCCTCAAGAGCAAGAATCCCTTCATGGCTTTCGCACATACGCTCAATAGCTGGCAAAGATTGCTCAGGAAAAAACTTGTTTGCAAACATAGACGCTGCTTGAATGCGATCATTTGCATTGTCGCCAAGCTTTGAAGCCTCAGCCTCAAGGTCAGGTTGGCTTCCATTAACAGCTTGGGCATACATCTCAATGCCCTTCTGAAACTCATCTTGCCCATAGCCGTTTTCAAACGCATGTTCAGACCACCACTGTAGTAACTCATTATCTACAGCAAGCTCATCATCAACAATATCAGGAAGCTGATAATCACCAGCAGACTCAGGTCTATCCCCAAATGCTTCTGTTTGTATTTCTTCAAGAAGCTTATTGCGAATGTCTTCCTCTTTGGTTCCAAGCTTTGATTCAAGTTCCTTGTAAGCTTTAGCTAAATCTTCACCGCTGCTATACTTCTCAGGCAACCACTCAGGACGCTCTGGCGCTGAAGACTGCTCAACATCCGCTTCAGTAACAAAGTCACGTCCATCAGCTTGGGCTGTTTCTATTGCCGCTTCTTCATTCATTTGTTTTTACTCCTATGAGAATGTGCAATACGCTGCTCAATCAGACCAACAATATAGCGCTGACCTTCCATATGTCGCAGTTCTTCCGTAGTCACATTAGGGCCATTTACCATCTCAATAGTAACAGAACGCAAATAGCGAAGAACTTCCTTGCCAGTAGGAGACTCAAATATCTGAGCAATGTTCTGACTTATCTGAACATCTTTGTCAGAGGATCTTTGGATTCCATCTAATCCAATATTAACCTTGTTCGGCAACCATCTGTCCTTGCTGTTGTTGCGCCATTTGCTGCGCTAATGCAGCTATTTGTCTACGCTGTTCTTCGTCACGAATCAAGCTCTCTGGCACACCAAATTTTTTCGCAAGGTGAATTGCTGTTTGTTCACCGTCAATTAGAAGCTGCAACATCTCTGGGCCAAAGGCTCCACCAACCAATTCAAGGAAACGAGCAACGCTAGAAATGTCCTGATTTGATTGAGCTTGTGCAAGCGGAGACACAGAACGTACTTTAACTTCCCGTCCGTTTACTGTAGGTACTTCTATGCGGCCCTGCTTCTTTAAGATGTATATTACACGTTGAAGTACGGGCTGCACGAGTTCTGCTTGCAAGCGACCAAATGCAGATCCCATTCTTCTAGCTAAGTCACCCATGCGCTCTGCTACCTCAGTTGCAGTCGCAGGAGTTCTATCAGGATTGCCAAGCATGTCATTGTATAGCGCTTTCTTAATATTCAAACGCATGTCACTAAGAACAAGCTGCGCTACATCAAATCGACCAGCGGCATTAATAGGCTGAAGACCAGCAGAACCCATGGCTTTTGGTATAATCGATCCGGGCACTAAATTAATCGTATCAATATTTACTACGCCATCATCTTCCATTTGATAAATACCAGAGATAGACATCTGAGCATTCTCAAGAATAAGCTCAATAGTAAGATTCGTAGTTTTAATAGCAGATAGCGCATTAAGTAGTGGGCCGCGTCCGTAAATCTCACCAGCACATTTACCCCATCGAAAGCAAACAAAGGGATTAGAGCCAAGACCAGTCATTTCTTTAGCGTAGAGCAAAGTTTTAGTGGTCATACAGATTGCATAGTGAAAGTAAGCTTCTTCGTTTTTCTTTTTGTAGTCGCGGCAAACAACCTCAAGCACAGTCGTTTCACGATCAGATCCCATTAGGGATGTAACCTTTTGATCAAAGGTGCCCTTAGGATACATAATAGGAAGGTGATCAAACTTTACTTTTTTTCGCTCACGATAAACGTGATCGATCTTATCATCGGGACCAGTGTCAAGTACCACATGAGGGAGCGGTATAGCTGAGAAGTTTACAGGATTGATTGCATCCCCCTCTTCTACGCACAAGACACCAGTACCCACAGCCAAATCCATGAATGATTCATGAACTTCTTGGCTGAAATTAGAGTTCTGAAGAACCTCGAATACATACTCAGTTACTTCATCAAGCTCATTATCTATAGCTTCACGCTGATCTGGCGGCACTTCACTGCCAGCCATAAGATCAGCCCATCGCGCAAAGTTAGGAACTAAGCCAGACTGCAAGCGGCTGGCAAACTCTTGCACACCAACCACCGCAGTCTCATCAAAGATCTTATCATCTCTGCGCTGTCCAGCTTCTTCATAGTAAAATGACTCACGCTGAGGCAAAGCATACTCATAGCATTCCTCAAACAACGGAACCCAGTTTTCACGAAAGGCTTTTGCCTTCTGATAACTTTGAATATATTGCTTTGCTATATCAGCCATTAGCCAAACCTACCTAAGAATCCACCGCCACCAGCTTTAAACAAAGAACGGCGACCAGCGCCACCACGCATTCCGCTTCTGCGCGTTCTGCTTTCTAAAGCTGTAGAAATATCTTCACGCTTTTGTTTAGCTCTTTTTTGAATCTCTTCAGACTTAGCCGCCTCAGCTTCTATACGCTGATCCGCTGCTGCTTCTTGCTCAGCCGGACTAGGGCCACCACCGCCACCACCAAAACACATATTAATCTCCTTTGTTTTTTACTCGTAAGCATAGAAGGCAGAGAACATCAATGCACAAAAAGCTATAGCCTTGCCCAAAAGCTAGGTTTGTTTCTTTGTTTTGCACCCCTGTTAAACACATCAAAGTTACGTTTTGCAATTACAGGTTGGGCTGGTTTTTGACTATTCATTAGGGCTCTGCCCTCACCAGCACCTAAGAATAAATACTGAGCCGCATCGTGAACGTGGCTAAACATATTCTTATCTGGTTTATCAGCGTATCTTTCGCCACTTACTTCCATTCTCTTATAGGCATAGCCACCCTCAAACCCCTTAATTAATTGAGGACAACGCCTGTCTATTAGTAGTGCTGGCTTACCTTCGACCATTTTCGTCAACTGGGAGGAAACCGACTCTAGTCGGAGGTCAACAGAGTTGGAGGGCGCAGGAAACGCCTTCAAGCCAGCACCGCGCAGAATATGAAAGGGAGTCGATTCATCAGTCTGCGCTCTAAAATCACCTGCAGGATCGCCATAAATAATTACCTCAGAGGCAGCAACAAACCTAGTAGATAGTTCATTTCTAAGAACCTCGGCAAAACGCACGATGCCCATGTCTACCGCCACAATTTCTGACTGTAGAAACCACCGCCCCCTTACCTTTTGACCAAAGACCGCAGCAGGAGTTAGACCAAAATCCACACCAACATAGACTGGCATGTTTGCAGCAACGGGTATTTCTTCTTGAGCTATGTGAACTTCGGATGCAAACATTGGATATACAGGCTTTCCGTCTTGAATATGACCCAATCGGTTCATCACATAAACATCTATCCATGATTTAGTCTTTCCTCGAATGAGGTTTGGATAGTAGCTCTTGAGCATGTTCTTTGTGTTTTCAGCCTTTGGGTTTGGATCATAGTCTTCTATTTCTCCGTCTTCTGTTTTCCTCTCAACCATGCCAGAGGGCTGGGTATAGAAAGACCAGTTGTCTGGTTTAACCAGCATCTTAGCTTGCTCACGCGGTATATGATCTGGGACTGGAACTTCACCAGCCATAATGGGCCACCAATGATCCTCCTCAGGCGCGTTGGTATCGGCAATAA